CAGGTTTTTTACCATCTATTTTCTTAAAATTTATATATTTCTGAAATTTATGTTTTAATTTATTAAACAATGGATTAAAACTTTTACAATGACCACAATAGTCAGCATAAAAATAATATATTGTATTTTTTAATTTAGGTTTATTTAAATTATGTTTATTTATCGGTTTATTTAATATATATGGCGGGTTATTTAACGGTTTAGTTAATTTATATGGTGATTTACCTAAATGTTTACTTTGTCTTTTTTTTCTACGCTGAGTCTTTTTCTTTTTCTTAGACCTTGTTCTACCACCAGATTTATTAGATTTATTAGATTTATTAGATTTATTAGATTTATTCTTAGATTTCTTTTTAGACCTTATTCTTGCTCTATTTAGTTTTCTAATAAGTTTTTTATGAATACTATTTTGTAATGATTTTCTAACTCTTTTATTAGTTGAATATAATTTGGATTTAATAAATATTTCAATATAATCTTCTGATAAATCATCTATTAATTCCCCCTTATGTTTTCCAAACGGCATTTTCTTTTCTTTAAGGAGATTTAATATAATTTTATTTGTATAATTAGGATATTGTAAAATTTTAAAATTATGTTTTTTATCAATTGACATTTTAGTTTTACATATTTCTAAATAATTACCCCTTATATCTTCAACATGATTATCATAATCATTTATAAGATTAGATATTTGTTGCTGTGTTTTACTTAACTTATAGAAATATGGAGAATTTTTATCAATATCTTTTAGTAACTTAAATTGGACTACTTTTTTCTTACCTTTTGTTTTACTTTGTAAAGGTTTAAATAAATCTTTATCAAATGAAATCTTCTTACCATGAATTTCGGTTCCATGAACAAAAAAGTTTTTCAATTCTTTATAATTAACTAATCCCCAAACAATAACTTCATTAAATAAAACATATGAAAAAGTAATATTTTCATAAGTATATTTAGTATCTTCTTTTAATGCAATAGGTAATCTGACTTCTTTTTTATAATCTTTGATATATGGTGAATATTTTGTAGATATTTTAATGGCACCCGATTTAGGTTGTTTAAACCATGGTTTAGGATTAAATGCTGCCATATGAATACCAAAAGAATTACAAGGATCTAGTGCCCAACTTTGAAACGCAAATTCGATATAATGCCATTTCCCTGAGAATCTTTTTGTTAAGTAATTTTGTTCTGGGAAACAATATGAATTTTCAATAAATTTATTTCCCTGTGGTGTATCAAAATTAAACGAATAAAATCCTTTATGATATTTATCTTTTCCCATCCATGTTTCAATAGGTTGTTGTAATTCTTTAATCATAGAATCATATTCCTTTTTATTAGGTTCTACTAATAATAATCCAGCATTAACATCGGCGCCAGCAGGAGTATCAATATCTGTAAAGATACTAGGTATCTTTTCGCCATGTTTCAAGAAATCACATCTATCCCAATTAAAAGATTCTAAATAAGGGATTTTTTTTCTATATTCAATCCAACCGGCAGGACAGTCTAACATAAATAAAGAATCATAATAATTCATTGGAACCAAATCTGAATCAACAAAACAGACTTTCTCATAAGGAAATAGTTCTGGATTAAATATATGTAATTTAAAAAATACATGAGAATAAGGATGATTTTTTGTATAACCAGGACAATTATTAAATATCCCTGGATCCATCTTTATTGTTTTTAAATTACCTGTTCCACCCATTTCATATGGTGAAATATATGGTACATACATTACTTTATCAAAAACAACTTCTAACTTTTTTTTATCTATTTCAGTTATATCATGTGTAATAAAACAAATAACATCAGCATTACTACCTTGTCTTTTTAATCCTAATCCAGCAAGTAAACACCCATCCAAGTAAGTAGCTTTACCATCCTTAGGATTAGGAAACATACCTACCGCAAAAGCAAACCTTTTCTTACCATTTTTCTTTATCATATAATCTTTCTTAGGGAGTTTTAAATTAAATGATGGAGAACAATAAATAAATGAATATAAATAATTAGTTAAATAATTATCATCATCTTCATTTCTTTTTTTAGTTATATTTTTTGTAATAACTTCATATTCAGTATATTTATTGGTTTCTCTTATTTTGTTAAAATCAAGAATAGGTGGTCTAACATAATGCATCCCCATTACATTTGTAGCTTTCGCTGTTTCTTCAACACTGGTTTCATCCATAATATATATAAAATATTTTATTTTGATTATTTAAGGATTAATTAATAATATATAGTATATAGTATATATTATGGATTTAAAAAATATCCTTGACGAAGAAGATAAAGCAAAAGAAGTAGATTTAAAAAAACATCCTAATGTTAAAGTTCATAAAAAACCTATGCAATTAAAAGATATCGAAAGAAGAAGTAGAAATAATCTATTAAAAGAAGAAAAAGCGTTTACAGAAACTGATATTAATAAGATGATAGATGATGAAAAAGGTAAAATTTATAATCAAACATGGACTAAATTAGATATAGGATCAAAATTAAATAGATTATCTTTATATTCTCAAAAATGTAAAGAAGAATATGAATTAAATGATATTGAACTTAAAAAATTACAAAAATTATTATCTAATGCTTGTAATAAGAAAAAAATTAGTAAAATTTCTGAAATTATTTATGATAAAGAAAATGGTATAATTACAGATATTAAAATTTTAGAATTTAATACTGAAACAAGGGCATTTTCTTTAAATTTTCCAGAAATAAAATCAAAACCTAAAAATAATTCTAAATCTAATATTGAACGATTATTGAAACAATAACTTTTTCTTTTAAAAATCTTCATCTAATTCAAAGGCATCAGAACCATCATTATCAGCATTAGGATTTGATACATTTGAATATTCTCCAACCCTCTTTTCAAAGAAATTTGTTTTTCCTTGAACTGAGATTAATTCCATCCAATCAAAAGGATTGACCGCATTATATATCTTATCTAATCCAAACATTAATAATAATCTATCAGCAACATATTCAATATATTGTGACATTAATTTATTATTCATACCAATTAAAGCACAAGGCAATGATTCGGTAATAAATTCTTTTTCTGAAACTACTGCTTCTCTAATAATTTCATAAACTTGTTCTTTAGAAGGTTTATTTTTTAAATTATGATACATTAATACAGCAAACTCTGTATGCATACCTTCATCTCTACTTATTAATTCATTACTAGTACATAATCCAGGCATTAATCCTCGTTTCTTTAACCAGAATATAGAACAGAATGCTCCTGAAAAGAAAATACCTTCAACAGCAGCAAATCCTATAATCCTTAGAGCAAAAGGTGTCGTATCATTAATCCATTTTAATGCCCAATCTGCCTTTTTCTTAACTGATGGTATAGTCTCCATGGCATTAAATAAATGATGTTTTTCTTTTGTATCTTTAATAAATGTATCTATCAATAAAGAATATGTTTCTGAATGAACATTTTCAATCATAATCTGAAATCCATAAAAGAATTTAGCTTCAAGGATTTTTACTTCTTGGCAAAATTTCTCAACTAAATTTTCATTCACAATTCCATCACTTGCTGCAAAAAAAGCAAGGATATTATTTATAAAATATCTTTCATTATCAGTTAATATATCATTATAATCTTTAATATCTTTAATTAGATCTAATTCATCAGGTGTCCAAAAATTAGCAAATGCCTTTTTATACATTTTCCAAAATGGTTCATGTTTAATAGGAAATATTACATATCTATTTTCTTCTTCAGATAATAAAAATTCTTCATTCATATTGGAGGAAATATTTGTTTGGTCCATTACAATTAATATTATTAAGATTTTTTTAAATATCGTTTATTTTTTTAAAAAAATAATCATATTATGTGTAATAAATTTAAAAGAATTTAATATAGTATAATAATATGATTTACTATTTATTTGATTTAGACGATACAATTGTTATTCATCCACCAAGTCGTAATGATGATATGTATAATATAAAACCGGATCCTTGTTTACAAAACTTATTAAATAATTTAAAATATAAGTCTTACATTTACACGAATGGAACATATGGTCATGCGGAAATTGTTTTAGATAAGATGAAATTAAATAATTTTAAGAAAAATTATGCAAGAGATACTATGCCTTATATGAAACCTCATATTAAATCCTTTGAGTTTGTACAAAACAACATTTTACATTCAGATTATAATACAGATAATAATAATACATTTGTCTTTTTTGAAGATACTCTTGAAAACTTAAAAATGGCAAAGAATTTAGGATGGAAAACTATATGGATTCATCCAAATTACAATTATGGTGTTAGATATGATTTTGTAGATTATAGTTTCCCTAATATTTATGATGCTTTATACAAAATTAATAAATTTGATATTTTAAATTTATAATTAGTATATTTTAATAAATTTGAAGTTATTTTAAGTTTATTAACATAATCGTAAATATCACAATCCTTATCAGTGGTAGACGACCCTGATAACTTTATTGATGTCCTTGTGTGCTATCTGCCTGACGGAAGGGATTTCTCCGGATGGAAAGAACATTTGTGTAACCGAATGCGGTCATACTTTCTGTTTGAGTTGTATCCTACGAGCAGCACAAGCAAATACATCATGCCCATTATGTCGTAATGTTCTTGTTCCACCGAAGAATAATGCAGAGGAAGTAGATAATGCTTACGAGAGGGGACGTGCTGTTGGATGGGACGAAGGTATTGATTATCAGACAGAAGAAGATGTTGAAGAATTGAATATTAGGACACAACAAGAATTTGATAAAGGATTTATCAGTGGAAGAAGCAATGCAAACACAGAAATAGAGTCTTTGCGTCGTGAAATCACAAGAATTGAAGGACTTCTATCTATTGAGAGGGGGGCGACACCCCGCCGGCCCCGAGTCTTGACCTTAGCCGAGCTCAGGGTCGCCCCCGTCCATCATTTCTATGATGATGCCGACGCGGATGTCGTGTTCCTCGACACCTCCGAGTCGGATGACGAGGTGGACTAGTGCCATGGAATATTTATTCGACAATGGAAAATAAGTCTATTCGGACTGATCATACCATAGAAGAACAAGAACAAACTATCAACGCGCCGAAACATTAGCACGAAGTAGAGAAAGGCAAGAAAGTGTATGGACAAGAACAGGAGATACGTATGAAAAAAATATCTATATGATACGGATGGAAGAAAACTATATGATGAACAAGGAAATCATCTATACAGTAAAGATGGAAGACATCGTTACTCGAACGTAAATGATTTGTTA